GAAAGGCATTTAAGTCTCGTCACGCCAAGAATATCTCGAAAGGAAAGATGTCTGCGGCTTATTGGGCGAATAAAGTTAAATGGTCTCCTAGTAAGACGAAGTCTCCGTCTACTAAGTGGAAAAAGGGTAGTTGATATGGCTAAAGGCGTACCGCATTATTTTCGAGATGGTACAAAACATTCAGGTGGCACTCATAAGATGCCTGATGGTACTGTACATTCTGGTAAGACCCACGGGGCATCTTCCAAGAAGCTCTTTCATCTAAATGAGCTGTCCAAGACAGCAAAGGAGAAAGCTATGGCGTATGGGATGAAGAAAAAACCAGCACCGAAAAAGAAAAAGAAAGCGGCACCGAAGAAGGTTAAACCTATGAAGCGTGGGGGTTATTAATATGGCTAGTAAAGATATGCAGCGCAAGAAACGTCTTGATGCGCTCCGTAAAAACGCAAAAACCAAGAAGCTTGGGAAGAAAATCGGCTCTGGGCTAAAAGACGCTGGACCTAAGCTTAAAAAGCTTATGGAAGGCAAAGCTAAAAAAGGCACCGTTAATAATCTGCTGTTGAAGAAAGGCACTAAAAGCAAAGTTAATAATCTGCTGTTGAAGAAAGGCACAAAGAAAAAGTACACCCCGGCTAAGAAGAAGTAACATGGCCGATAAGAAACCCAAACCAAAGATGTATACGCAGGCGCAGGTAGATAGAATGCTTGCGGCGGCGCGTAAACAGGCAAAGAACCCCATTCCTTCTGCGAAAAAGCAGTCTGCTATGAAAAAGAAGATTGCACAGGAAGCGATGGATAAGAAGATGAAAACAGCGGCCAAACGTAAGCGAGTGAACTAATGGCCCGTAGAGACGAAGCCAAGTGGAAGCGCATTGTTGCTTCTGTTAAGGCTGGTTCCAAGGGCGGAAAGCCGGGGCAGTGGAGTGCCAGAAAAGCGCAACTTGCCACGCAGCGTTATAAAAAGTCAGGGGGTACATATAGTGGCTCCAAGACAAAAGCGCAGAAGTCACTCTCTAAGTGGACCAAAGAAAAATGGGGTACAAAAAGCGGTAAAAATAGCACTCAGGGCAGCAAGGCTACTGGGGAGCGGTACTTACCAAAGAAAGCCAGAGATGCGCTGAGCAAGAAAGAATACGCGGCTACTAGCCGCAAGAAACGCGCGGATACTAAGAAAGGCAAGCAGTTTTCTAAGCAGCCAAAGCGTATTGCCAAGAAAACTTCTAGGTATAGGTAGGGCTTGTCACTTTATATTCCTAGCGTTAGTATGAATATACTTTCGTATGCCTGAACGATAGAAGGCCGTGTCGTACACGTAAAAAACGACCTTCGCCTACACAGGCGTAAAACCTGTCGAGGTCGCACCTCGTAAATCAGCGCTAGTTCGTCGCCTCACGATACGGGGAAACGGATTAGCCGCTCCTAAAAAGTCGGCTATGAGCGGGCGTATGCCCAATTTAAACGCAAAAGGAGGCCTATCATGGCTTTAACTAATTTTGCGGCGCTGACTTCCAACCAGCTAACCGCATGGAGTAGGGATTTCTGGCGAGTCGCTAGAAATGCGTCTTTCATCAATCAGTTTGCAGGATCTGGCTCTAACGCCATGGTTCAGCGAGTTACTGAACTCACCAAGTCAGAGAAAGGTACTAAAGCTGTACTGACCTTGCTCGCAGACATGACCGGAGACGGTATCACTGGTGACAACACTCTGGAAGGTAACGAAGAAGCTCTGCGAAGCTACGACCTTACCATCGAGCTCGATCAGCTGCGTTTCGCAAACCGAATCGCTGGCCGATTGGCTGACCAGAAATCAGTTGTCAACTTCCGTGAGACTTCTCGCGACATGTTGGCTTATGCCATGGCTGACCGTATGGATCAGTTGGCATTTTTGACGCTGTCTGGTGTGGCATATACGCTCAAGACGAACGGTGCACTGCGTACTACTTCATCGTCTGCGGGCCACGAGTTGGTAGATCTTGAGTTTGCCTCAGATGTATCAGCACCTACCTCGTCTCGGCACTTGAGGGTAGATGTTTCTGGTAGCACTTCAACGCTGGAAGCTGGCGATACAACTGCAGTTGTCGCAACTGACAAGATCTCATATCGCGATATTGTTAATCTGAAGGCTTTTGCCAAAGATCAATACATTCGCGGCATGCGTGGTCAGGGTAACCAAGAGCTGTTCCACATGTTCGTTACTCCGCAACAGATGGCTGACCTGAAGCTCGATGCAGACTTCTTGGCCAACGTCCGTAACGCGGGTGTTCGTGGACCAAACAACGAGCTGTTTGCTGGTACTGGCTCGCTGATGGTTGACGGCGTCATGATCCACGAGTTCCGACACGTCTTCAGTACTGAAGGTGCTACTGCCGGTGCTTCTGGTAATGCTGGCGCAGCTGGTTACAAGTGGGGTGCTAACGCAGATGTTAACGGAGCTCGCGCTCTGTTCTGTGGTGCACAGGCACTTGCGATGGCTGACATTGGTCTCCCAGAGATCGTTGAAGATACTTTCGATTACGAGAACCAAGCTGGTATCTCTATCGGTAAGATCTTCGGTCTGCGTAAGCCTAAGTACAACAGTGACGTAACTAGTAACGTGCAGGACTTCGGCGTTATCTGTCTCGACACTGCTCAGTAAGACCGACACACCCCCTCTTCGGAGGGGGTTCTTCTTTAAGGATTAATTTTATGAAAGTGATTTCCGAGCAGGATTTAAGAGTAGCCGCACTTACCGGAGCAGTTGTTTTGTTTAAAGCTGGTGTGGAGCGAGAAGTTAGCGACGAAATTGGTTTAGTCGCTATTCAATCTGGTGCAAAGCAGGTTGGCGATAGTGCACCTACTGCAGAAGTTGTGGTCGAGGAAACAGTCACTGTAACTGTGGAAGAGCCCGCAGTAGAGCCTTCAGCGGACTTGATCGATGCTATGAATGCTCTTATAGAACAAGCTAATCCAGATGATTTTAAATCGGATGGTTCTCCTAAAGCAGCAGCTGTAAATAGAGTGGCTGGGAGAACGGTCCAACAAGATGAGCGTGAGCAGGCTTGGGAACAAGCTCTTAACTCGTAGGTACACTAGATGGCGGTTACAGTTCAAAGTGTTGTAGATAGAGTACAGGCCACTCTGCAAGATACCTCTGGTATTCGTTGGTCAGCTACTAACGAGCTAGTTTTGTGGGTTAACGACTCACAACGTGAAATAGCTTTGATAAAACCGGATGCAACCGCTACTAATACTACAGTTACCCTAGCGACAGGTACGAAACAAACAATTCCTGCAGCGGGTAATCGTCTGTTGCGCGTCATTAGGAATATGTCTGCGGCTAGTGGTGGTACTGGCAGGCGAACTATTCGTCTAGTAGGCCGAGAAATACTCGATGCGCAGACGCAAGATTGGCATGACCCTGCAGTTACGGGCGATGCAGCACATGGACCTGTAGTGAAACACTACATGTATGACGAGGCTGACCCCCGTAATTATTACGTATACCCGGGTATTAGTGGCAATGCTTACATTGAGATAGTTTATTCAGCAAACCCAGTAACAGTAACGTTATCTGACAACCTAGCTGTACCCGACATTTACGCTAATGCTGTTATGAATTACGTGCTTTTCATGGCTTACATGAAAGAAGCAGAAGTGGCGGACAACGCTCAGCGGGCCGCTAATCACTATCAGTTGTTCGTCACCAGTGTAGCGGGCAAAGATCAGATAGATGCTTTACGCAACCCTAACGTCCAACTCCAAATCAACAGACCGGCGGCTTAAATGGCAGTAACCTTATATGAAGACCTGCTACCTGAAATCATTCCTATGGTTCCGGGTTGCCCTGATTCTTTGATAGAGACTTATATCCGCTCTGCTCTTATAGAACTGTGCGAAAAAGCAGGTGTTTATCAACGAGAGTTAGACCCAGTTACGACAGTAGCTAATCTCTACGAGTACGACCTAGAGCCGCCAGATAACACTGTTGTAGATAAGATATTGTGGGTAGTACACAAAGGAAAAGATCTTGAGCCAATTACAACTGGCTTACTGGAACGCCGTAAACCTAAGTGGCGGGATTCTGATAGAACGGGTGAGCCAGAATATTTTATAAAAGCTAGTCAGAAGACATTCTTTTTAGTGCCTGTGCCTAATGAAACAATCGTCTCTAGCACTGTGTTACGAGTTCAGTTGAAGCCAACGATTACGTCAGTTTCTTGTGACACTGAAGTAATGACTGATTACAGAGATACGATAGTCAACGGCGCATTACTTAGATTACTGCGTCTGCCCAGTAAAGAATGGACAGATTATGCAGGAGCAGGGGTATATGGCCAGCTATTTGCGCAAGGCGTTCTTGATGCTGAACGCAAATCTAGCGGTATAGATATGCCAGTAGCAAGGAAGGTCCGGTACGGAGGAGTTCACCGGTCGCACAGTCTTTCTAGGAAGAAGTATGGACGAGAAATTGCATGAGCCAGTATTTGCTGACATACGCGAAAATTGGTCTTGGGTTAGGCCGGGTTTGGAAGAGATTATTGAGGAAGATCCGTTCTTGGATGTCCTCCCCGAAGACGTATACACGGCGTGCAAAACAGAAAATGCACATCTTTGGGTTACGGATGCTGGGTTTGTTGTGACAACGGGGCTAACAGATCCGTATACAAACAAACGAACGCTGCTTATTTGGTTTGCTTGGGCGAAGCAAAAAGGCAGGAACATAGCTGCCGAGTGCGTTGGGTTTTTTGAACAAGCTGCTTATGACGCAGGTTTTAGTTTTCTAGAAGTTCGCACTAGACACGAGCAGTTAGGTAGTTACATAGAAAGTTCAGTTGGCTGGAAACGGGAAACCGTCATTTACAGAAGAGATATACGTAATGGGTAAAGGACCTAAAAAGCAGGACTACGAACCGAGCGAAGCTGACAAGGCTAGCGCGTCGGTTGCTTTGGCTGAGTATCAGTACTTTAAGCAGAAGTATGACCCGTTGCTGCAGAATATGCGCGACAAGTCTATGGTAGAAGATCCCGGATCACGTCTCAGGGGACGCGCCAGTGCAGACGTTATGCAGACACTTACTTCTAACCCTAACTATCGCAATACTCAGCTAAGCGATTTACCTAGTGACATGAACAAGGCGCTACAAGGACAGCAACAAAAAGCTACCGCTGCCGGTAAGAACATACAGAACACGATGCGAACTAACGTATTGGGCACTGCTCGTGGCCAAGCGGCTGATGCGCAGACTGGTATGGCTCAAGCAGCACGACTTGGTACTTCCAAAGCGTTAGCTAGCGCAGCGGCTAAGCAGCAAGAAAGAGATGCAAGGCTGGGTGCGGCAAGTCAGTTGATATTCGCAGCTGGTGCACAAGGCATGGATAATTTAGCAAGTGGCGGGAGTTTCTTTACGCCTATGGGTGCAGACGGTAAGCCTGTTACTGGATTTAAGAATAGGTATAACTATTCAATGGGCGCTCCACCTCCAGAACCTGAAGAGCCTGAATATGTTGGGCCAACACTAAGGTATACGTAGTGATAAATATCGGCAATATAGATCCTGACCTTATAGGGCAGGTGATCTAAACATGGGCAACGCAACTGTTAACACTACTAGTGCAGCAAATGGTGGCGGAGGTGCTGCTGCAAATGGTGGTGGAGGTGCTGGAACAGGAGGCGGTGCAGGTCGTGGAGCAGGCCGTGGAGGAGCAGGCGCGAATAGCGGAACAAATCTACCCGTAGTTACTGACCCCGAAAAGACTTTTGCAGACATTACCCGTCAGGAGTACTTGGATTACATAGCGAACTATCGAGACTTTGAAGAAGGTCTGATAAATCAAGCGACAACGGATACTAGTCTAATAGATCAAGCGCGAGCCGATAGAGAGACTGCGTCAGCGCTTACCGCTGGTATTGCTGCACGTAATAGAAGTCGATATGGAGCAGCGTTGACGCCTATGCAACGACAGCAACAGCAGCGCCGGTTGCAGCTTGGCAATACGCTTGGCGGTATTCAGGCAGTAAGTGACGCCAAGATTGCTCAAAACGAAGCCAATACACAGTTGTTATCAGATCTGATCAATATCGGACAAGGCGTAAACAGGTCTAGCCAAAGTCAGTTAGGTCAGTCTGCTGCAAACAAGGTACAGCTAGATAATGCCTATCGACAGGCGCAAGCAAATTCGCGGGCGCAGACAATGAGCACTCTTGGAACGATGGGCTCTCTGGCTATTATGGCATTCGCACTTTAGGGGTAGATGATGGCACAAGGAATTGCAGAAGGTGCACTTGGAGCGTTACAGCTGTTTCAGCAAATGTCTGGGCAACGCATAGACCGTCAACAAGCTCGTGACGAATTAGCATACCAAAAAGAATATGACGCACGTCGCTTAGGCCAGATAGATAGAGAAATGGGCCAGCGCGATAGAGCTTTAGGTATTGATGAAGATAATACCAAAATTCGGAGAGGCGAACTAAGTCTAGCTGAAGCGGCAGAAGCACGGGCGCAATACAATTTTGATGCTGGTCTTTTGCAGAAAGATGCACAAGGGATATATGCTTTTGGTATACAAGAAGGCTTTATCGATCCTGTCACTAATCGTCGTACACCAGAGTTTGATGCAGCTTTACGAGCAGGGGACACTAGAGCCAGTAATTTTTTAAGTCAAATACAAGGAAGACACCCCGAGCGATATGCTGAAGGCTTTGTACCTGACACATTTGACTTTAAGTCTAATCCCGGTTCTGTCATATCCAGTAGCAGTGCTGGGGGTGTGGTAACCCTAAACGCTACAAGTGAAGCAAATGATCCAATAGTACCTCTGGATGAAAATACTTTTTTTACTGGTATCGAAAACGACATCATAGATTTAATTTCGGACGCTACCGGAGATAAAGCATTAAGGCTCGTTGCCGCTAAAGGGGCTGCTGGCGAGGCATTGACTAGAGCAGAGGCGCGACAAGCAGACGAAGAATCGCAGGCGCTCGTTAAGCAGACTATCGCTAGAGAAATCTATGCAACTAGCGGTATCCAAGCTGGTAGAGAGTTTGAAGCAATGGTTGCTTCAGCAAAAACCCCTGAAGAAAGACGCAAACTTTATAAGACGCTTGCAGATGACTTTGGAATAGAGCTGCCAGAGTTTACGCCTGAAGATGAAATTACCAAATCAGATGCGCCGTCTACACAGCCGGAGGTAATCTTAGATGAATCTACGCAAAGATTTGTCGCTCAGTTAGATAGACAAATCGCTATGGCAGAACAGCGAACAAACGCCATGCAAGATGCAGATTATCGTAAGGCTATGGAGAAAAACTTAGCAGAGTTGTATTCCACTAGGGAAAAAGCGATTCGTAAAAGCAATAACGCTACTTTTAAGTCAGTCGAAGATGAGTTAGCTGAAGCCAAAAGTTTCTTAGAGTCTGCTAGACCGGGCAGAAAATCGTATTGGCAAGGTGAAGTAGATAGACTTACACAGCAGCGAGATGCTGCGATTAAGTCTGGAGTAGATACCCCTGCAACAAAAACAGACGGTTGGAAACAGCTAGAAGCAGATGTTCTGACTAGGATAGAAGGTCTGTCCCCTCAAGAAGTTGATGATCTTGTTGACCGAGGTTTGCTGACATTTACACCGGAAACGACAGCAGCGTTACGGCAACGTGCTTTAGAGTTAGAAATTAACTCTCTTCCTGATATTAAGAAACTACCTACCAGAGAAGAGCTAGCGTTTAGAGCGATCACAAGCGTGTTTGCAGAAGATCCGACTACCCGCGAAAACTCCAGAAGAGAAATAGATAATCTTGTTGAAACTAATTTTGCGGGGATGGATAGATACGAAATGGAGTCCGCACAGAGCAGTCGGATAAGCGCCGAGGCTTCAGCCGTTAATTCACAAGTAAACAGAGATGCAGAACTACGGCAAAGGAATCAAGATTTAACTGACGAGGCAATAAAGTTTAGTCAGGAACTTTCTGAAAATATGTTTCAGGCTCTCGAAGGTGAAGATGCGCAAGGCGCTAGATCGGCCATGGCAAGATACTTTGGCCCAGCTGTTACAGAGCTTGAGAGATATATGCCCCGCAAGGGAAATCCGACTGGAGATTCAAATGCCCTAAGAATTGCTTATCAAGGAATTAATGCATCTGTCAGTAGGGCGTTCTCACAGGTCGCGGCTGATGGACTTGGAAATACTTTGGTAGAGGATTTTGTTGGGTTGTTTACGTTTAGTCCTTCTGGAGAGCCCGCAGATTTTGATTTAGCGAATGTAAGCATTAATCCGGCAGGCAATAAACTTAGTTATCTTGGCCCCGATGGTACAGAGCAAGGAGAGCCGGTGTCAGTAGGAGCGCTAAGAAATCAATTCCCAAATGAGGCAGTAGAGCTCTTGGTTAAAGCAGCAAAAGCTAATGTCGCGCTTGCAAGAGCTGGTAGTCAGTAGAGGCTTATGTGTCTACCGAAGCGTTTAAACAGTTCCTAGAAGCGACTGAAGAAGGTGCTATTCGAGAAGCCCGTCCTCGTATCGCGCCTGAAATAACAGAGCCTTTAGCCCCTACTAATCTCACCGAAACATTCTCTCGTGGCCTGCAGTCAGGGGCGCAAGGACTACGCACTGACGTTGAGTATTTTAAGGCGTTAGGTAACACGCTTGTTGGCGACGAGGAAGCTGCGTCTAGGGCGATAGAACAAGCGAGATATAGCGAAGAGCTTTCTGCGCCGACATTAGCTGGCATTCAAACTTTTGAAGAGTTTCTGGATCAGCCCACTTTTAGTGGGTTTCTTACTCAAGCAACCAGATCTGTAGGGCAGCTGGCCCCTTCTGTAGTTACTACTATTGCTGGTGCTGGTATCGGAGGCGTTACAGCCGCAGTCGGTAGGGGGACTTTATCTGTAGCAGGACGCGCCGCTGCAAAACGACTAGTAACTGATTCATTACAAAGAACTGCAAAGGGTGTTGCTACTCCTGATGAGCGGCGTCTTGCCGATGAGATGTATAAATACTTTAGGAGGGGCGCTGTAACAGGTGCCTTTGGTTCTGAATATGTACCGCTATCTGGTAGTAACTTGTCAGAAGCCCTTGATGCCGGAAAGGAGTTAGACAGAGGGCAAGCGTTGCGTGCTGCGGCTGTAGGTGTCCCTCAAGCCGCGATTGGTGTTGGCGGCGAAATAGCTTTGCTCAAGTTAGTTGGCAACGTTGCCGCTAAACGAGCTGTCACTGATAAAGCTGGCGGGGGTATGTTTAAAACGCTGGCCGGTGATATTAGCCGTTCCGCGCTAAAAGGTGGCGCAATAGAAGGCAGTACTGAACTAATTCAGGAAGGCATTAGCGTAGCTAACAGGTTTGACCTAGACGATGATTTTACTGCTGAAGAGGCAAGGTTACGTTTAGCGGAAGCAGCGTTTGCTGGTTTCTTGGGTGGTAAAGCAGCAGGTGCTGCAGGCGGAACAGTTGGTTCTGTGTTTAGGCAGGCAAAAGAGCGACTGTTTGAAGCACAACAGCAACGTGTCGACGATCAAATAAACACTGAGCAATTTGGCGAAACTGATACCGGTGTAACTACAGCAGAACCAGAAGCTGATTTAGATGCTCAGCTTGCTGCGATTCACGACCCTAATAGTACTAAGAAAGCCGTTTGGATTGCTGGTGAGCAAGGCAGGCAAAGATTCCCTGAAGATGGTCGATACGAGCAAGATGGCAAAGTCTTCTACGCACGTTACATACCCGGTAGGGGCACCATCGTTACTAAAGAAGAAGCGCTTGCTGACGAGGTTGTTAAATCAGGCGCTGACGATGCATCTCTTGCAACAGCGTTAGGGTACACAACTACAAAACCTGAAGGTGCTGAGCTTGTAGTACAGGCGCTAGACCCTCAAGGTAATGTTGTTTCAGAAGAATTAACTACTGCTGCAAATCTTGAGGCCGCAAAAAATAACGCTGAGCAACTATCCCCTATTTTTCAGTATCGAGTAGTAGCGTTAGATCAGGCTCTAGAACGTCGAAAGCAAAAATTAGAAGCAGAACAAGCTGGTCAAACAGAGTTTGATTTTGGTGACACCGACCCAGAGGTTGATGAGTCTGAACTCCGCGCCATGGAGTTTGATGATGAAAGTATGGCAGAGCTTGGGTTGGCTCCAGTATCAGCGTTTGAGCAGCAGATGGACGAACAAACATCCGTTGATCCTGAAGAACCAGAGACCCTTTCTAGTTATGCACCTCGTGTAGATCGAGAATTTTTTGACAGCGAACTTGAAGCTCGCGGAGAGTTTACTGATGAGTTTGGTGAAGACCCTCGTATAGATAGATTTACAGAAGGACTACTTAAAGCCGCTGTCCGTGAGCAACGAGCTGATCCAAGTTCTGTTGTCACCATAGAAGAAAAAAATGGCAGATTTGTAATAAAAAAATCTTACCCCGGCCAAGATACATTTATATTTCAAAGCCCCGGTAAGCAAGCGCAACGTTTGCCTATAAAAGAATATCTTTTAAAAGCAATTCAATTTGCTCAAGGTGCTAAAAAAGGTAAACGAACTGCTATTTTAGTTAAGCCTGACGGTACCAAAGTGCAAATAAGTCTTGAGGCTTTAATGCAACAAGGTAGGGGTTTGCTACGAACAAGGGAAGGAACAGAGTACGTTGGCGGACTTGGGGACTTAAACACTAATAGAGCAGCGCTTTTTGAAATGTTAGCTGAGCTAGCAGCATATAAAGAAGACGTAGAGTTTTCAGCTTCTTTATCTAATCTGCTAGGTGACGAAGTTAGTGGTCAACCATTGCGCTACGACATTACTGATAAAAATGGAGTCAGCCTACTTAATCGTAATAATTATGATGCGAACGGAAAATTTAAAGGCGAAGATCTTGTTGTATATGAGCGAGATGCCAAAAACAAAAACGGAAAAACGTTTAGCAGAAAAACGCGAATTAATTTCCTTTTTGAGCGTGGAGCACGAGGTTCAGAAGCTACCTCTAGAGAAAAGAAGCCAAAAGAAAAAGAAGAAGCCACTGACGACGTATTAACTGAACAAGAAGTAATTCGATCTGCACGACTAACAGGCAGTAGCATAATAAGAGATTCAGAGACAGGACAAACTGTTCGGGTATTTGATCAAGATGCCACTGAAGTAGTTGATCCAGAGTTTCCAAATCCAACTCCCGAAGAACGAGTTACTGCAAACGAACCTCTACGTGGTAGGGGACCAATTTCTCCCAGTACTGATACGGGTAGAGGGCCAACACCTACAACTTGGAAAGACAGCGAAATAACCAAAGCTGTCGTAGATGGTTTGCTTGCCTTAATTAATCTGGATCAACGACCCCAGATTATAAGCATGGCGGAGTTATCTAATTCTACGGACGAAGAAGTTCGCATTTTGTACGTTCGCGAACCTGCTGTTGCCTCAAGCATTATTGCACTACGCAACAAGTTAAATGACAGTAAAACCATGTACGGTCTTTATGATCGTTCTACCAACGTAATAGTCATCAAAGAAACTGGTAACGCAGTTTTTGATTCGCTTTTGATAGCGCATGAAGTAGGGCATGCATTGTTTAGACAAGAGCAAACTCGCGCTATGCGTAACCCTGCTTTACGTAAGCGACTCGAAGCGTCTTATAAACGAAGCAAGTTTTATAAAAATTACAAGCAGCTAGGTGGAAGCTATGAACTTGGCTTTGAAGAGTGGTATGCAGATCAGGTTGCTAAGTGGGCTACTAAGAAGTACATAGATCGCCAAGCCAAAAATAGGGTAGAGCTGCACTTTAAAAATCTTGTTAAGCAAATTAAAGATTTGTTCAAGAGCTTTACGTCCGAATCTTTTAAAAGAAGGTTTGCAGGTATCACTACCAAGAATTTTGTTAGCCCTACTTTCAATCAATACATGGAGCATCTCACCGTACGTAATGCTAAGTATGCGCGGCGGCTGGAAATCAAACGGCGTATGGGTGAGGCACCGGCTGTATACACAGGTACTACGCCTGAAGCACAGCCTGCGCTTACAGGACGTGGGCAGGCAAGGGCCGAGTCGCCCATTTTGTCAGGCATGCCTCAAGAGCAATTAGAAAATCTACAGCTTCCCGGCTACGGAATAATCCCATATGGGTCTTATGGTGCGATTGCTGACACGCAAAGCGTTGCTAACCCACAGAATGCTACTGAAGATGCGCAGGCAGAAGCGCCTTCTCCCACTATGGAGCAGATACAAAGCGAAGCTACTGAGCAGCCTGCTGCACAACCTGCACAACCTGCACAACCTGCACAACCTGCAGCTACACCGCAACGGCAGAGAGCAACTAGAGCTGCACAACAGCGATCCAAGAAAAGACGCGATCCGGCGGCTGAACAAGAGCAAGCTGTTAAGAACGTAACAGAAGTAGCTCAATCACATGCTGCTGACGCTAATACCTTGACAGTGCAACAAACTTTGTTTGATGACCTGAACGAAGATACTTCAAAAATACCGGGTTATAACTCTATTAAGAGAGCATACGAAAGCAATCTAGTAAAAGATATTGTTGGTGCTATTCGCAGCGTGCTGCTTCCGGCTGACAATATATTGCGAAAAGTTGCAGGGGATGAGATTGCCGATCAGTTCTATGTGCGATCTCAAGACTTAGTTTCTCGTGGAAAACTGGGTTTTTTGAGAGCAGTTAATACAACAGTTGGACGCTGGAAGAACAGGTTTGAAAAAGAAATAGGTAGCCTAGAAGACCCTGAAGTGCAGGCTGGATTTGAAGAAGCATTTAGTGGTAAACCCACCGCAGAACTAAAAGGTAAAGCGCGAGCTATACGAGAGTATTTAGAAGCGTTTTACGATGAGTATATTGATAAGAGTAACACTCCTATCGGTAAGCGCCCTGACTATTTCCCTATATCATTAAACCTGTTTGAGATCACACAACGCTCAGAAGAATTTAAACAGTTGTTAATGCGTGAAGATCCCACGCTTAAAGAAGAAGATGTAGATAATATAATTGAGTACTTTGTAAACCTAACACAAAGCAGTGCTACACAACCTGCTATAAATTCCACAGCTCCGTCTGCTGCAGTTGAGCAGATGATTAGGCTAACCAAAAATATAAAAGATAGATCAGTGCTGCGTGATTTTGTAAATCCACCTAATCTTGCATTTATTGATTACATGCGCCATGTAATTAAGCGCGTTGAGTTTAATAGAGCAACAGGTGGCCCTGATGCATTGAACAATCGTTTAGCAAAACTTGATCCCGAAAATAGAGTTGCTGCAGAAGAGATTATTAGAACTTACCTTGGCTATCAAAAAGCACCACTCAGTCCGTGGATGCGAAAATTAAACAGCTGGGGTCAGTTTTTACAGTTCATAACAATCCTACCTTTCGCCACGATTGCATCACTACCTGACTTAGCTGGGCCAATAATTAACCATAAAGATTTTAGTGGTCTTTGGGCAGGAATAAAGCAAGTCG